CCCGCCGGTGCATGCATGTATGTGCGATAATCGAATGTCGTATCGGCCTTGGCCGGTGCCGCTTCGCCCTCGATCGCGGCGGTTGCGAAGCCTTGTTTGACGGCTTCGTCAGGCCCCATCCATGTTTCAGCGCGCATCATTTCGCGCACCGCGTTCGCGTCGAGGCCGGTACGATCGGCGTAAACATTCGCGAAAATGTCGGCCATCGTGTCGAGGACATTCGCCGTGCGCCGATGTTCGTCGGCCGGCCCGAGCGTGATTCCCGATGGTTCATGGATCATCATCAGCGTGCCGAGCGGCATCTGAATTTCGTCGCCGGCCATGGCAATGACCGACGCGGCCGAAGCGGCGATTGCGTCGATTGCAATCGTCACCTTGCCGTCGTGGCGTTTCAGGGCGTTGTAAATCGCCGAGCCTTCCATGGCGATGCCGCCGCCCGAATTGAGCCGGACCGTAATGTCGCCTTCGAGCTGCGACAGCGCTTCAATGACGCCCTGCGAATTGAAGCCGGTATCGTCCCAAAAGTCGTAAAAGCCGACCGGCCCATAAAGCACCAATTCGCCGTTAACGATCAGCTTAGACATTGCCATTATCTCCTGTCTGTTGTGATGGATCGCCGCCGCCGGCGCTGCCGTCTTCCGTGGGCAACGTCACGGCGTTGCCGACGCTCGTCACGCGACGCGGATCGCTGTCAAAGACGAGCCCGAGCTTGTCGGCGCGCGCGTTCGACTCGGCGATTTCGGCGTCGAGATCGGCCGGATCGTGCCCGAGCTTGCGCTGTTCATTCGGCCGCGACGAAAGACCGGTGCGGATCGCGTCGCGCGCCGCCCTGGTTTCCTCGGCCGGGTTGATCATTTCGCGCGGTGAAGGCGTCCAGCGGATTGTTGCTTTCGGCGCCCGGCCCGTCATCAGCAAGACGGCGTCGAGAAACCACCGGCCGAGCGGGTGGCAAAGCTGTGGCAAAAGCATGTGCTCTTGCGTCGTGCCGATTGTCCGCTGAAACTCAAGCCAGCCCATGCGGCCGGACGAAAAGTTGACGCCTTTCAGATCGCCCGAAAGCGCCTCGTAAGACATGCCAAGGCCGACGGCGATCTCTTGCAACTCTGCCCGCTTGTATGCGTCGTATTCGCCGACCGACGGCGGCGTGCCGAAGGTCACATCTTCGCCAGGACGAAGCCGCTGGATAAGGCCGGGCTGCAATTCCTCGACCGAATAGGGCTGGCCGGACTCGGCTTGCTTGATCGCATCGCCACCGCCGCTAACGTCGTCGTCGGCGGTGACGAAGGCGGCAAAGCAGGCGGCGACTTTCTGGCGAACGAGCTGCGCGTCGGAATAGTCGGCGAGATCGCGCATTTTCAGGATGACCGGCGCGAACCATGTCACGCCGCGAACCTGGCCTGGCCGATCGATGCGGTAAACGTGCGCCACATCTTCGGCCGGAATGAACCGGCTTTCATAGTTCGTCTGCCGCGTGGCATACGATCCGGGATGCTCGGTAAAGAGCCAATAGCCGGAACGCCGGCCGATCGGATCATATTCCACGCCTTGAACGATCTGGCCGCCGTTCGGCAACGGCCCATCTTTGTTCGTGTCGAAATAATCGGGCTCAAGAACTTCGAGCTGAAAGGGCAGGGGATAGCCATCCTCGACCCGCCGGCGCCGGCGCCGCACAAGGCATTCGCCGCTTTCGGCAACGGTCGCCATGATCAGCCCTTGCAGGCCGTAAAGGTTCATTTGCCCGTTGACGTCGCAAGCCGGCGTGTCGAAATGCGCCTTGATCAGCGCTTCGAGGGCAGTCCGTTCGGATTTGCTCGTCGAAACGACCGACGGAAAAATGCCAGGCCCGACGACATTGTTTTTCAGAACGGACTTGCCGCGCGCCGCATAGGGATTGTTGCGCACCATGTCGCGCGCGACGTCGCGCAGCCGGCCGAGCGCCGGCAGGTTTTCGGCGTTGGCATCGGTCGAGGTGACGCGCCAGCCCTGCGCGCGCCGGCCTTTGGTCGCGCCGTCGTATGCCATGCGCGCAGCGGCCAGGGCGGCGGCACGGTTGCGCGCCTGCTCGCGTTTCAGCGCCCGCGCCGGAGCGACGGCGGCAATCATCCTATCAATGAAATTCATCGATCAAAGGCCCCGCGAAAAGCCGGCGACGGTGCGGCGCGGCGGCCCGGCGGTCGGGTTAACTTCGCCCTCCATATCGGCGAGCGCCTGGCGCATTTCCGCCAATGAACGATAGGTGATCTGCTCGTCACCATGGCGAACGATCAGCACGCCGGAGGCGATGGCCCTTTTCAGTGCATCGATTTGCGCTTGCGTATAGGCCATTTGATCACCTTGAAAACCAATTGCCGCCAGGGCGGTTGATCCATGTTCGCTTCGCCGGCGGCGTTTGCCTGGTCGGCTTCGGCGGTGTTGCTGCCGCTTCCGGCTTTGCCGGCTTCGGCGTCTTCATGCGTCGCTTTGCCGGCGCCGCCCCGATCTCGATCGGCACCGCATAGGAGTTTTCCGGCCCGGCCAGCGCCCACGCCGGCGGCCTTTCCCAATTGATGCGCTCGGCTTTAAGCACGATCGCCAACGCCTTGCCGTAAACCGCCAAGTCGAGCGCTTCGTTTCGAAGGCCGCTTTTGACTTCGCGCCAACCGAAATCGGTTCGCGCTTCGGCGCAGAATTCCGCAAAGACCGTATCGGCGAGCTGATCGGGCAGATGATATTTGCCCGGCCCCGAGTCCTTGCGCGTCAAAGCCATAATCACTTCGTCTTTGAGCGGATCGGTGCCGGCCTCGACGATCATCAGATCCGACTTGCGCCGTTTCTTGGTGCCCTGCACCTTCTCCGGCGTTTTATAAACGGCGCGTTCGCGATCGGTGCCGCCTCGGCCGCGCACCACAAAGCAGCGGCTCGCATTGCCGGCGCGGCGATGGTGGCGCCACCAGTGATAAGCGTGGTCTGTCGTGCCCTTGGCGCCGTGCAAGTCGACGACGATCGCGCGCGGCAAGAGGCCGTAACCGGTGCCGGTCACCGGATAGGCGACATCGAGCAGCGCCGACAGCACCGCCCAATCTTCATAATATCGCGGCGGATCAATCGACCGCGTCGAGGCGTTCGGCGCATCGGCCGGCGGCGTATGGATATCGAAGCGATCGATAAGCCAGCGCTCAAGACCTGGCGCCCATGCGTCGACCTGTACGACGAAGCGGTTAGGTTGCACGTCGACTTGCACCGTCACAAATCGGGCATCGGCCGGCGCGACGCGCAGCGGATAGGCATCCGATAGCGCTTTCAGCGTCTCCGGCTGAAGTTGCTCGCCGAGCGTGCGGATTTGCGGCAGGTATGGCCGGCCCTGGTCAATATTCGTGGTCGCCTTTAAGGCGCCTTCGTCGCCGGTGTCTTCGAATTGCAAGCGGCCTTGTTCGGCGCGCAAGATCAATTGTTCCCAGCTTTGCAGCGCCGCGACCGGCCCTTCGAGCCAATACGAAACAACGTCGGTATCGCGCACCGCGTCGTCATCGATCGGCACCAAGCTTTGCCCGTCGTTCGTTTCGTGCAACCAAAGGCCGGAGCAATTCAGTTCATACTTGCGATCCGGCCCGATGATGCAGCCGTTCGGGCAAACCATGGTGACGGTCTTTGCCGTCTCGCCCGGCGTCGATTTCCGCTCATAGTGCAGCCGTTCCATCAACGGCCGGAAAGGGTCGCGGCAATGCGGACACGTCCAATAAAACCCGCCGCGCGTGCCGGCGTTATATTCGGCCAGGATGCCGGAGCATGGCGGCGCCTCATGAAGCGTCGTCGCTTCCCAATCGTCGCGCTCGATCACGCGGCCAGGCGAGGACTCGCAAACGACCATGGCTTGCGATCCGGCGTGTTGCGTGCGCTTGCGGGCAAGGAAGAAAGCCGAGCCTTCGCCGTCGACGTCGTCGGGCATACGGTCATAGTCCGTAAGCAGCACGTCGAAATATTCGTTTTGCGAAAAGTATCCGATCACCGGCCAGCGGATTTGCAAATTCATCCCGGCCGAAAACTTCTTTTCGTGGATGTTATCGGAGCCGCGCCCGGTCATCTGTCGAGCGCGAAGCGTCCGGCTTGCCCGCAACATCGGCGACAGCTTGCGTTCCGAAAACTGCTTTGCAACATCTTGCGTCGAGCAGACGACCAGCATGTCGCGCGGGTTACACTCGATACGATGGCCGATCGTGTTCAAGATCAACGGTTCGGTTTTCGAGGTACGCGCCGGCCCGACGAAGACGACGGCGCCGTAACGCCTCGACGTCGTCATGCGTGACGGCTCGACCATGTACGCCGCGAAGTCATTGCGCCAAGGTCCGGAAAAACCGGGCGAGGCGATCACCCGCGATTTTTCCGCCCAGGTCGGCACGTCGATTCGCCGCGCCGGTTCCAAGACCGTAAGCGCCGCGCCGGCCGCCTCGAAGGGATCGGCGAAAGTCGGCGGCGGCACCGGCGGCAAAAACCGCTCCCATGCGCTGCGATCAGGCATCGAGTGAATCCCGCGAACCGCTGGCGATCGGATGATCGAGCCAAAATCTTTCGATGGCGCCGCGCGTGCCGGCGACGATCTCGTCGCAAATGTCGATCAGCGCATTGACGATATTCGGTTGCAACGCGTGGCGCCGTTCGATCACATCCGGCGCCGCGTTCAAGCTGTCGCGGATGATCGCGAAGATGATCTCGAAGGCCTCTTGCACGTCTTCGCGGCGCATCAATTCGTTGCGTTCCTGGCGAAACCGCTCTTGCTCGATCTGCGCCGCCATGATTTCGCGCCGCGTCTTAGGGTCGAGCGCTTCGATCGTGTCGGCATCGCCGCCGACCACCGCGACCCGCATCGCCGCCTTGGCCAGCCGCACCTTTTCCGACTGCAAAGCCTCGTCGGCTTTCTGCGCCTGGCGCCACGCCCAGCAATGCGACAGTTGCAATTCATAGGGTTTGCCCTGGCCGCCCTCTTGAATGCACGGCATCCCCTTCGCAATCCATGCCGTGACCGTGTTCGCCATGACCTGAAAGGCTTCGGCCAGGTCGTCGCGTGACATGACGCAATCGTCAACGCCGGCCGGCAGCGGATGCCGCTTAACGAGTTTGGCAATCTCGGCGGCGCTAAGTTTGTTTGTCATCCGATCATCATCATGTTGACGGTTAATTTAGGCGCGCCGCATATAGTCAAATCGTCTGCGCTGCCGCCCCCCCCGCTTTCACCTTTCGGCCGGGAAGAACCTAGCCGCACCCCCTTCGCACCTGCACCATTTGGCGGCACCGCGGTTTCGCATCTGCGAAAAAGGGCAGGGCACCCCCTGCCGTCTGGTCAAGAAGCGATGATCAACGCGATGATGAAAGCGAATGACAAAACGATCGCGCATCGATCGATGGCGAGACGGGCAACGTTTGCTTTCATTGCAAGGCGTGCTGACATGGCAATGGTCCGGTGCGT